ACTCTTAGTTGATCTGGCAATAGCGACACAAATCCCTATGTCAGAATGGCAAACAGCAGAAGATATTTTAACCGCAATAGAGATACTCGAGGAAAGGAATAATCGTGGCTGAACAAACGGCTCTCGATAAAACCGAACTTCGTGCAGTCTTTAAGGCGTTAAAGAATATGGACGAGCAGGCAGTAGACGAAGCCAAGCGCCAGTCCGGGGCTTTGGCCGAATATGCTAGAAAAGAAGTAATTGGTGCTGCATCGGGATTACAGTCCCGAGCAGTTGCCAGCCGTATTGCAGATGGTTCAAAGGTAAAGAAGTCATCTAGAATCGGTGAAATTACTTACGGCTTTGCAGCTCAGAAGTTCTCAGGTGGTGCAACCACAAAAGACCTTTGGGGTGGTTCAGAGTTTGGATCAAATAAGTTTAAGCAGTTTCCAGTTTGGTCAGGTCGTGAAGGTCGTGGATCTAAAGGTTACTTTATCTATCCAACTCTTCGCAGAATTCAGCCTTACATCGTAGCTGAGTGGACTAAATCGTTCGATAAAATTTTGAAGGAGTGGACATAATGGCCGGTACCAGTAGAGCCTTAACGCTTAAACTCCTTGCGGATATCAATGACTTCACAAAGAATATTAACAAGGCTGATAATGAAGTTGTTGGCTTTGGTGACAAGGTCACTAACTTTGGCAAAGTCGCAGGCGCAGCCTTTTTAGCAGCAGGCGTAGCAGCAGCGGCTTATGCAGGAAAGTTAGCAATCGATGGCGTTAAAGCGGCTATTGAAGATGAAGCAGCACAGGCTAAATTAGCAACCACATTAAAGAATGTGACTGGTGCCACAGATGACCAAATCAAAGCCACAGAGGATTACATTCTTAAGCAGTCTTTATTATTTGGCATTACAGATGATGAGCTTCGTCCATCCCTAGATCGATTAACTCGTGCTACTGGCGACGTTACAAGAGCTCAGCAGTTGCAGTCTATTGCAATCAATATTGCAGCGGGTACAGGTAAAAGCCTACAGGCGGTCACAGAAGCCCTATCAAAGGCTCAGGAAGGCAACCTAGCGGGTCTTTCACGGCTTGGGGTAGGTATTACTAAGGCTGAACTTGCCACTATGACATTTGAGCAGGTAACAGCCAAACTAGCTACAACCTTTGAAGGTCAGGCATCACGACAAGCGGATACCTTTCAAGGAAAGATGGCTCGTTTATCGGTTGCGTTTAACGAAGCAAAAGAAACAGTTGGATCTTTTATTCTTGATGCCGTCACTCCATTGGTTGAGAATATTGTTACATATATCGTTCCAGCCGTTCAATCCTTTATTGATGGATTTACAGGTGGAAGCGGATTAAAAAATGCTTTTACTCAGATTATCGATGTTGCAAAAACTATTTTAGTTCCAATCCTTAATGGCCTTCAATCTGTCTTTAATAAAGTCAAAGATGCCGTTAAGGATAACGAGCAAGAATTTAGGGCTTTATGGTCATTTACTAAAAACATCTTAGCTCCGTTTCTTGGAGGCGCGTTTAAGGTGGCTTTTGAAGTAATTGGAACGGTGATTGGCACTACTGTTAATGCTGTTGGCAAACTAATCAGCGCGTTCCAAACTTTGTTTTCATGGGGTCAGAAAGTAGCTGGATTTTTAGGCTTTGGCGGGTCTGGTTCATCAAATATAAGCTTTAATAATTCAGACACTTCCATAGATGGTTTTGCTACACCGCCAAGTATTCCTGGCACAAAAGGTTTTGTTGCTGGTCAGTCAACGGTTACAAATAACATTACAGTCAATGGCGCTATTGATTCAGAGTCAGCAGCTCGTCAAATTGTCCAAGTACTTAATCAATCTTCATATCGTGGATCTCTTGGTGCGGGAGCGTTAGTAGCAGTATGACAGCCTGGAAGCCAGATTGGGCAGTAGAGGTCAATGGGCTCGGAGACATCACTAACCTAGTTATAGCAAATCTAACAATCAGTTCAGGTCGCTCAGATATCTATTCGCAGCCTGTAGCAGGTTATTGCCGTTTTACTATCCTTAACTTAAATGAAGCGGCGACAGGGTTCGATGTAAATGATTCAGTAGTAATTAAGGTTAAAGACTCATCTGGGGTTTATGTTTCTTTGTTTGGCGGGGATATAACAGATATCGATGTTACGGTTGAGACAGGTGGCGAAACCATTACTCAGGCGATCACGGTCACAGCTTTAGGAGCTTTAGCCAAATTGCCTAAAATTTTAACAAATGGCGTATTACGCAGAGATAATGATGGCGACCAGATTTACTCAATTCTTTCAGTTTTACTTTTTGGCACCTGGAATTCAGTACCCGCAGCTTTGAATTGGGCTGCATACAATCCAACAACTACCTGGGCAAATGCTCAAAATTCTGGACTTGGTGAAATTGATCGCCCAGGCGATTTTGATTTAGCCGCTCGATTACCTGATGCAATAGATGTCTATTCATTGGTTTCAGCATTAGCAACGTCTGGACTTGGTTATTTATACGAAGATGCATTTGGAAGAATCAGCTATGCGGATAGTACTCATAGAAGCCAATATCTATCTGCAAATGGTTATGTCGAACTTACTGCCAATCATGCTTTAGCCAATGGTATTAGCACATCAAGGCGTATTGGCGATCTACGCAATAAGGTAACGGTAGAAGCTAATAACGGTTCACAACGAACTGCAACCGATGCTGCTTCTATCGCTTTATATGGAGAGCAAGGTCAAGTTATTAGGACTAGCTTGCATGATGCAAACGATGCTCAAACACAGGCAGACTTTTATTTAACGCTACGCGCTTTCCCACAAGATCAATTCGGATCAATTACTTTCCCATTGACAAACCCTGAGATTGATGACTCAGACCGAGATAATTTGCTTAATGTGTTTATGGGCGAGGCTCTAGATATTACAGATTTACCCTTAAATATGGTCAATGGACGGTTTCAAGGCTTTGTCGAGGGTTGGACTTGGACTAGCCGCTTCAATGCTTTGGATCTGACAGTTATTGTTTCACCAGTAGCTTTCAGCCTTCAAACAATGAAGTGGATTGACGTTCCGAACGCGGAGAATTGGAACACTTTAAGCCCGACTTTACAATGGATTAACGCTACAATAGTAGCCTGATAAAGGAGAAATATGGCAACCACAACTAACTACGCCTGGGAAACCCCAGACGATACCGACCTCGTTAAGGACGGCGCAGCTGCTATCCGCACGCTCGGTTCCTCTATCGATACAACTACAAAAGCACTTAATCCATCAACGACTCTTGGTGACATCGAATATCGATCATCTACAGCTAACACAAATACTCGTTTACCGATTGGAACAACAGGTCAAGTTTTGGCTGTTGTCGGTGGAGTACCTGCTTGGGCAACAACAGCAGATCAAACTCCACTAACAACCAAAGGTGACATTTTTACATTTACAACTGTAGATGCGCGACTTGGTGTTGGAGCAAATGGAACAGTATTAACAGCCGATTCAGCAGAACCGACAGGATTGAAATGGGCGTCCGCTGGGGCATCTGGTCCAACCTTTAGAGCATACCGTGGCTCCTCAGATCAATCTTTTAGTCAAGGCGTTGTAACAAAAATACAATTTAATACAGAAGATTGGGATACTGCTTCTGCTTATGATTCAACAACTAACTATAGATTTACACCAACAACGGCAGGTTATTACAATTTTAATCTAAATGTGTATTTGCAAGCTGCAGCAGCTGGTGATTGTCAAATCATTCTTCGCAAAAATGGTTCTAATAATTCTTCTGCATATTTTGGAAGTGTGCCTACAAATTGGCCGCCAGCCGTAAATGGTTTAGTGTATTTGAACGGCTCTTCAGATTATATTGAAGGCTTTATTTATTTTGGAAATGGCAGTCCAGTCGTTTTAAATAGTCAAATTAACAGTTATTTCTCAGCAATATGGATCAGGAGCTAAATCGTGAGTTTATTTGAAGAATTAAAAGCAGCACTTCCAGAGTTAACCAACAACGATTTTAACCCAGTTACCGGAACCATTTTATTGGTTGATGATTCTGATGGATTAGGCGCATACATTGAAAAATGGGAGTATTCAAAGCCAATCCCTAAAGGATTCAAATTAGGTAAATGAAGCCTAAGTTATCTAAATCAGTTGTTCAGTTAAGAGAGCAGGCAGACGATGCTTATCCTGACAGAAACCGTAAAAGTGACGGCACGATCGGAGATGCCAAGCACTCAACCCGAAAGAGCGATCATAACCCTGACCCTGATTCAGGGTATGTCCGCGCTATCGATCTCGATGCTGATTTCAATGGA